CTACTTTTTAACAGGTGTAATTTCAGGCCATTCACGGACTTTACCTATAAATACAAGGTCTGTATGATCAGCTCTTAGAACAGAATTATCCTTTGTAAATTTCAAATATATAGGCAATTTAAAAACATTACAGTGAAGAATCGGTAAGTAATATCTCCCTTTCTTTTCATTACCCGTATACACAGTAATTTTATTTAATCCTTTCCTGATTTCTTCTGGTGTATAATATCTTTTTCGTTTTGAATGTTCTTCATAAAATTCAATTTGTTGATTAGTTTCTTCTATTTCTTTTTTTAGCTCATCTTTCGAGTTTTGTGCTATTTCTTTTTTAACCTTTTCAATTTTCTCTTCAATCTCTATCCGTTTTTTCTCAAGGACACTCTTATCGAATCCACCGTCTACAAATATATCCAGCAACCTATTTTTTTCTTGTTCTCGTTTTTCAAGTTCAACATATAATTGTCTGACTTTTTCTTCATCAAATTCTTCTGCCAACTTTTTCTCAAGCTTGTCCCTTTTAATTATGGCCCCCGATTTTAAAAGTTTACCCGCTTCCTTTCGAACAGCATCCATTCCTTCTTTTGCGATATAATCAACCATTGCTTCTATTTGCCATTGTTGCAAATTAATACTATTACACTTATTCATTCCTTCAACTTTCTTTGTGCAACAAACGTAAAAATTTCGTTGCCATTCTGTTTCGTCTGTTTTTTTTACAAGCTCTGTATTATGATTAAATCTTGCACCACATTTTCCGCATACAATTCTACCTGCAAACTCCGATACTCCCTTATTTACTCCTTTTTGTTTTTGAGAAATAGTGTTTCCTTCTCGTTGTTTTCTGGCTTGTTCAAATAGTTCTTTAGAAATTATTGGTTGCACCCTATTTTCATGTATATGCCATTCTGATTCGTCTTTCATTCTTCTGGAATTGTATTTAGAATATAAATCTTTTCCATATGTTGTTTTTCCACGAACTAAAGTGCCGTAATATATCGGGTTTCGAACTATCCCAGCAATCGTTCCCTGGGAAAATCCTTTCCCTGCACGAGTACGATAACCCATCTCATTTATCATGTTGGTTGTTCTTCTTATACCTACTCCATCAGCATGTAACTCGAAAATTTTACGGATAACTTCTGCTTCTTCTTCAATAATTTCTAGCTCATTTTCTTCAGTTTTCTTATATCCGTATATCTTAGAGTTAAGCATTATTACACCATTTTCAGCACTTTGCTTTTGCCCAAACCTGACTTTTTTGCTTTTGTCTATTGATTCCTGTTGAGCAAATGTCATAAAAATAGTTATAAATGTTTCATCATCAACAGATTCACTTGTTTTCGATATATCAAGGAAATGAATAAAGACACCTTTTTCCCTTAGTTTACGGATTAATGGGATAACGTCAATATTCCTGGCAAAACGAGATGTGTTTGATACAAAAATCCTGTTGAACTTTGGAGTTCTATTGCTAACAGAAAAATCAACTTCTTTTGTCCCTTTAATTACATAATCAATTCCAGCATCATACACCATGTCTAGGAATGATTTTCTCTTAGCCATAGTTACAGCAGAAAGACCATGATCAACATAAATATTGTGTAATTCATAACCCTTGTTTTTACTTATTTCTGTTTGAAAATAATTCTGTTGATTTTCAAGTGAATTTAACTGCTCATCTTTTTTTGTACTTACCCGGCAATATGCTGCAACTCTTACCTTATCCATTTCTCCACCATCCCGACTAATGATTATATAAATATTGTAGCACAAAATTTGGATATAACTTCCTTGTTATTTTATGCGTAGTATTTTTTTACTTTTCCTATACAAATAAAATGAAGTGGATAATAAAACTCCACTTCTTCCAAATAATCTCCTATTTATTTAACCTTTAAATATCTCTTTTAAACTGTCAGATGTTTTTATAAATTCCTTAATACCATCGTCAACTCCAGTATGGTCCATTTTAAGCTTTGCTATTTTTATTTCAATAGCATTCTGCAATAGTTTATTTAAATTAAAAAGAAGCATTGCTTCGTTATCTGTTATAGAAGTATCACCAGTATATTTATTATAGAAAAAGTTTACTCTTTGAATTTGCTCATCTGTAACTTGCGATCCATTTTGAATGGAAGTAGAGATATCCTGATAAACCTTCAATCCTTCGTCCCACATTTCTTTTCGTACATCATCTGGTTTGCTACTACATCCAACAAGCAAAAGGATAAATAACAAAAAAGGAATGAATACCTTTTTCAAAGAAATTCCCCTTAGTGATATGAGCATTATTGTCCTACCCCATTTTTCTTCATCATCTCAACAACTTCCGCTTGAATTTCTTCTTTTGTCATATCTTCAATCGGTCTATACTTCCCAGTATTCATATCGTAATCTGCTGGATTATTAGAAGGCCCATCATGTGGAACATATTCACCATTAGCGTTATAATCTCTTGGATCAGTTGAAGGAGCTGTTGGGTTTGCTTCTAACTCTTCTTTAGTGTAAGGTGATATATTATTTGATGAATTGTTTGAATATGTAGGTGTGTTAGGTGTAAAATTATCTTTTTCTTCATTGTTTGTCGTAGGAATGTAATATGTATCACTTTCATTATTCATATTATAAACAGCCATACCACCAATTATCGCAATACTCAGAACAACAACACCAGAGATTTTCCACTGTTTTTTGAGTTTAATTTTCCCCTCATCTTCAAGCACTTTATTTTGCATCATAACCTTCTGTACTTCATCTTCTCCGTAATTTTTGCTTTTATATAACTCAGTTAACCTTTTTACACCCTGTATTTTTGATTCTTCATAAGTATTACTGAAGTTAACAATATTACGCACGCCTACACCAGATTGTAAAACTCCTTTTCCTGTGTGATGAAATTCAATTTTCCCAAAGCCAAATACGGAACTTTTAAGTGTAATATGCGTTATGCTGTCTATCGGAATCTTTAATTCCCCGTTGCCAAATTTCGTGGTGATAATTATATACAATGGTGTAACTTTTATCATGGAAGTAGAGGTTTCTACAATAAGATAATCACTCATTTTAATTCCCTCCTCCTCAATTGCTAACTAGGTATATTCTATCATCGCAACAATTAAAGAGGAAATGTTTTACAATAAATAAAAAAGCCACTCGTTAGGAGTGGTTAGAATTAAAAATTTGTATACTATTTATAATCTCTGGAAATTTAAGTTCAAATAGTATAATATCCTCTACATCAATAAAAATTTCATTACCTAGTACATTTATGTCAAAAGCTACCCCTTTAGCTTTGATTAAATCTTCAAGTTCATATTTAAATGCTATACCGGATTCCTGTAATTTATGTTTGGCACGATTTAAAAACTTACCTAAAATTTCTTTATATTTATCGGTGTCTTTTATTTTATTAATGATTACCAGCAAAACTGCTTGATGTAAAACTAAAATTTCATCTTCGTAATGATAATTTCTCTTTTTCATTATTTTAATCTCTAAATCTTTAATCTCTTTGTCGTAAATTAAATATCCCTTCCCAGAAAACCCAATCATATAACCCTTAGTTTTATCATCATAATAACCATCTTCAAAATCCGCAATTTTACAATCACTTAAATAAGCAAACTGCAACTGCATACTATCCAGCACTTCTTTTTTTCTTCTATTATAGAAATCGAATTTAGAATACATTTTTATTTTCGAAGCATAATCCATAAAATCACCCTATGTAGTAATATGTTTAGTAATAATGTAAACAATAGCACATCATTTTTTAAATGTAAAAATAAAAAACGCTCACCGTATTGGTGAACGCATTGAAATATAATTTTATTTATTGAGGTCAATAATATTCTGCATTGCTTTAACAGTATCTCTATCATATTCTCTAGAGCCATAAATATTATTTCTGATTGCTGATGACATGTCATTCAAATAACCAAAAATATAAACTGTGTTTGTAAGTGGTTCTACTCTGATCGAACTAACGCTAAATTCCTTTTCATCGAACATAACAACATCAGTTGTACCACGTTTTACATTTAGAATAGCCATGAGCATTTCCGAACCACATTTTATTTCTTTCAAGGTTCTCCCGTTTCCGTCACAAAATTTTACTTTCACCTTGTTTTCGCTACTCATTTCTTCCCTCCTGTATAACTACTTATTTATAGAATAACAAAACTATATTACCATATAATGACGGTCGGTAGTTAGATTAGTTAAAGAATTCAATAATTATTACGGTATATAAATTTTAGATTTGCGTAAGCCCATTACTTTATTAAGATTTAAAAATAAGAGTAGCCCCCATAAGGACTACTCTTTATTATTAGAACAATGCTTTCATTTGAATTCTAATCCATTGTTTAATCGTAGAATTGGAATTGAGGGTGGCACAAAGTTGCACATAGCCCGACATAGCTTTATTATTTTTCACTACACAACTTGTTCCTGTCTGTGAATCTATAAGTGCAAGTGTAGTAGTTGTTGTTTTTGTGTCGTCCCATAGTGACCACGTTACAGGTTGTGAGCCATCTGTAATTTGTACTGAATTATTGTAAACGTTAGCATTATACGTTTTAGTTTGACTATCCTTTATTTCATTAGGAGTAGTAGATGTACTCGTAATAGTTACATTATAAGATGGAGCTGGTGGAGCATCAACAACATTTATTGCATATGTATCTGTAACCGTTGAATCTGCTTCTAATGAAGCTGTAATAATTGCACTTCCTACTGCTTTTGATGTTATTAAACCCGTAGCATCAACAGTGGCAACAGTTTCATTGTCTGACTTAAAGAGAACTTTATATGTATTGTCTACAGTTCCATTAATAGCTACGGAAGTAGCTAATTGCAATGTATTTCCTTTTTGTAACTGGCTGCTTTCACCTGTAGTGATGGTTAGGGTAATAGTTGATGCTTGATAATCAGCAATACCTAAATCAAATCGATCATTGGCTCCAATTGTATCTAAATCAAGCAATAGTTGAATAATGCCTTCTTTAGTTTTATCAATATGTGATACCTTTCCTTTATTATTGAAGAGAAGAAATGTCTTATTTAATTCTATGGCATCCGTATATTGATTTTTAGGTAAGGTTAGTTTAAATTTACCTTGTGCAAGATTCATATCTCGACCATAGCTCACTCCTATAGTCGTTGAATCTTCAAGTATAGCCCATGTTTGACGAACAAAGGGGATTTGTTGCCATTTTAAAAGGATATTACACTTTTTAATTACTCCTTTATATCTATTATCTTCATATCGATTATCATTAATATCAGACATAATGAGCCAGAATGAATTATTATATTCAACCAATGAGCCACTAGAGAGGGGAGAAAGTGATTGAATTATTCTATCTGCATATTTACCATTGGGATTAGACATTTGCATTAATACATTTTGAGTTTCACCGTCAATTTTAACGGATTTACCCATAGTATCAATTAGATACTCATAATCACCTGTTATTGGTTGAAATGGATTATACATTTTTCCTCACCACCTTATTTATAAAATAAAAAACTACTGCTATTGCCTGTATTCTTATTAATGCTGAATGAGTTTACACGATTTCTTAATTGGTCAATTCGTTTACGGAGATTTGTGTGGAAATTAGAATAAGATTCTGTGTCCACTTTATAGTCCTTCATGAGATCAGGATTGTTTGCAATGTCTTCCAATGCTTGTAAAGCTGCCTTCTCAATTTTATTTAAAGTAGCCGCTGCATTATCATACGTGTCTTCCGACTTCAATCCTTGTTCCTCTAAATAAATATCAATTTCTATTCCTGTAAGCATATTAAATATAGGTTTAGATTTAATTGTCATTTCAAAACGTTCAAAAATTGTAGCCATTATTTATTGCCCCCTTTAGTCATTTCAATATTGCGTTTCCTATGTACACTGATTAATCCTTCAAGAACGATTTCCCATAATTCACTGCCCTCATGGGTTTCAAATTTATCATCAATCATAATAGTAAGGATTTGATGAAGTTCTTTAGCAATTCCATTTCTTTGATTCACTGGTAATTGGTTAAAATATTCAATACTATTCATTGGTGAAACCTCCTTATTTTATATAAAAAAAATAGCCACCGATTTGGTGACTATTGAAATGCTTTCTTATTTTCCCATTCCTTTTGTTTCTGCTCTTGATCCCATTTCATAAACTCATTGTATTCTTTATTAGTTAAATCCTTGAGTTCTTTCTTTGGTGGTGGGGAAGAAAATAGTGATATTAAAATTATCGGTACGAGGATTACCCCAATGCCAACAAACATAAGTATTAATTTGCCTCTGCCGTTTATTTGAGCTTGGTATTGTTGTGAGTTTATTCCCTCATATTTTGACGTGCAATATTCACAAAATTCCTCTGTCAGTGTTCGCTTACACTTTCCACATTTCTTCATAATTGTAACCAGCCCTTCCACATTTTATTGAACAAATGCTATTCTTGAATTGCTGTTACAATACCATCTTCAAAGTAAATATATTTTCCAATACCGTAAACCCATTGTTCCTGAACACCATTTGCTGTTGTTGTACGGTTGATATCTTCTGGTTTTCCCCATGTTGATTTTACCTCTTCGGCTGTCATTCCCATTTGTATTCCCTGTTGTCTTTTTTGTTCTTTGTCCTTATTGTTTAACATTTCAGTTTCTCTTGCTGATTTATCTTCTTCTGCAACCATTTTATTAGATATTTTATTTTTTAATGATTCTATATCATTCGCATACTTACCATTATAGGAAGGGGATATGCTGTCTAGCTGTTCTTTTGCTTGATTTAAATTCCCTAATGCTGTCTCAGTTTCTCCTACTTTTCTGTTATAAATAGAATTTGCTATGGAATATTTGTACATAGAGTCCATATTAATATCATCTTTAATAATTTTGACGTCAGTTTCATCTAAATTACTATAATCATAAACTTTGCTTTTTATGCTTGACTCTATTTGTGCTTCAACTGCTCGTTTCTTCTTTTGTATGACTGCCTCGGCCTCTATTTTCTCTTTTTGAAGAAGTACCTCTTTTTGTTTGGAGATTTTATTTTTTAAATTAGTTAGGACTGGCTTTATCTCATTGTCGCATTCATTTAAAGTTTTACTTATTATTCCTTCAGTATTATTATAAAAGCCCGATTTATTGTTTTTGTCTTTTTGTTGCTCAAAAGAAATCATAGTATCTGTTAAAACAATAAGCGACTGGCTCTTATCATAATTTTTAATATCAGAAAGAACACTTTTAGCCATATTCCAATTTCCTTGTTTAATGTAGGTTAATGCTTGATTATATTTATAGCTTTTATAACCAGAATAAATACTTACTGAAATTATAAGCAACAATAGTACAACTAAAGGAATAACGATTTTAGGTGATTTAATTGTATTTTTGATATCTAAATTCATGCTTTTTACCCCCACACGTTATTTGTTATAGGATAATTTTACCTCATTTTAGAAAATTCAATAAATGTTTTCCAACAAAGTAAAACACCCAATATGTTGATAAAGTGGGGTATATGGGGAAATGCTGAATTTTAAGCGTGTGTGTTTGTATAGTAGCATGGGAAATTTTTGGGAATGTTGAGTAATCAATATTAATCAAAAGTCATTCAGAAACCATTTCTAAAATAATTTTCTGTAATCATATGTATTAATTCATTAAACTTTCCTTCTATGATAGGTTGTCCATCCTCACTGTACCAGTTCATGTCATGGTTGAAATAGAATCTCTCATAAGATTTTGTTCCATATCTGATACTGATACCATATAGTCCATCGCTGGACGGTGATATGTCCTTTATCTTCAATAGCTTCTCATCATACGGCACATGATAACTCTGTATTCGTTTATACTTTTTATATAGTCCGATGAAAAATAACCTAGCCAATGGATACACTTCATTATATTGTTCTGCATTTAATGTTCTGGTGATTGTATTCGGCTGCTGTTCATTCCGTCTATACAGATAAACTCCCTCATATTCCTTTGGAATATTCATAATATACTCAATTACCTCAATTCATACATATGTATATTTTATACACTTCTATACATTTCCCTAGAAAATTTTCATTTATAAATCTCAATTTTATTTTAGGAAATCCTATTTTTTATTTCGTAAATCCTAAATTTCTTTTCCGAATGTAACATTTCTATATATTGTTTCTTTGGGATTGCTGATTTTATCATTAATGCATAACCATATATCAAAGTCAATAGCAAATAAGAACATTATCAATCAACTATGTACTCTATAAATGGATATACACTCCTAGTTATGGCAATAGATGGTATCTAAGCATAGGCACATGACATAGATCACATCATCATTCACTTGTCAATGAAAATAAAAAATAAAATAAATTATTTTTATTAATACAACCATATATATCCAGTGAATAAGATACTGTATATTATTTCGTTTAACGTATATTATCTGAATATACTATTGCTCAATACGTTACATTGGTATATAATAAGAATATAAGGATAGTTCGATAAACGAAAGGAATGATACCCATGTCAACAGTACAACCGCTTAAAGATGTTAATGTGATTAACCAGTTCCACTCTATGCTTAAAGAACAATCTAACCGTAACGCTTTGTTATTCTCCTTTGGCCTATATAGTGGACTCCGTATAAGTGATATCCTTCCATTAACAGTAGGAGACGTTACAGGAACCCACATAACGCTTAAAGAACAGAAGACAAAGAAGAATAAGAAGTTCCACATCAACGATACGCTTAAAGAAGAATTAGACGTTTATATTAAGGATATGCAACCAGAAGATATATTGTTTCCTAGCCGTAAAGGGAATAAGCCACTCACAAGGATTCAAGCATATAGAATACTTAATGTTGTAGCTGCTCAATTGGGCTTAGAAGAGATTGGAACGCATACCCTTAGAAAGACATTCGGTTATCACGTATTTAAGAAAACAAACGATTTAACATACTTACAGAAACTATATGGTCATAGTTCCCCTGCAATTACACTAAGTTATATCGGTATCACACAAGAAGATATGGATAATTTCATGAAAACATTTAGTTTTGCTTAGAGGATACGACATAATGTCGTACCCTTTTTTATTTGTCCTTATATACTCGTTTAATCGTATTTACTGCATATAAATGGGCATCCTCTTCAGATAATCCCTTATATATAGCCATATTTAGCAATGTGATATATGTATCTGTATTAATTGTTGAAATAAATTCTTGGACTTTCACGGTAATTCCTTTCTAATAAAATAAACATTTGATTCAATTTTAGTAGTGATTAATACATAGTAATAAGACGAATACCAGCGGATTCTTGAACAGTTCCCCCCATTTTGGGGAATTCGAAATAAAATTAAAAAAACTAAAAAATAACTAAAAATATGTGAAATAAAAATAAGCGTCAAGCAAAAACACTTGACACCTTCAACTGTGGTAACATGTGTGCGGTGAATTACATACTTTTTACAATATTCACGCACTATTTACCTTAACTATTTTTAACTCTTTCACATGCCCTAAACCCTTATAAACTCTACACTTTACCCTATGTATTCCTTAACAACCTTAATTACCACCTTGATTATTTCCTAAATTATTTCCCATCTTATCTTGATTCACACCATTACTATTATTCTTATGTATAATTGTCATTCCATCCTTCTTGATCACATTACCTGTTTCATTACTATTAACTTGACCATCCAATCTATCCAATTCCTGTTGAACATCCTTAGTATAAGGTGATTGTTCAATAGCAGATTGAATGCTAAGAATACCGGATTGTACAGCACTATTAAGATTATCAACAATCTCTTTAACATTCTTCGGCTTATCTGTAATACAAACGAAATCAAGGGAATCATATGCATCTTCCCCAACTTGCTCACCATTCTTTACCATAAGATTACGCATAATCTCAAAACGTTCTTCTATTCCATCACGTAACATACGCTCATTCAATGTTGCTTTAATATCGGCAATTTGAAACATCATAGCAACTGTAACTTCTGCTACATTCGCTAAATTTTTGTTGCCCATTATTACTGAAGGCGTATTAGAAATATCAAGTAAAGCATGATATACAGCTTCATACGCTGTTTTAAACGCTGCATCACTTACGTCTGGTTGCTTAAACTCAAATGTCGAACCTTCTTGTAAATGGATTGCTACACCAACAGTAGAAGAGTCAATCGGGTCTTCAAAGTTAAACTCACCAGAAATTACAATAACTGGATTGCAAAATTTGAACACGACATCCGAAAATTTTGATAATAGTTCCTCAAGGGTATCTATAATAGGAATCCAAGCTAGAATTTCTGATTTACCAAAATTACGATCAATATCATTCTTGGACTTATAGTGGATAGGTAATCTTCCACCTACATTTGGATGAATGGACTTTGAAATAATTTCTCCACCTTTATTTGTCCATTTTTCAACCTTATCTTCTCTATAGACAGTCCAATAAGAAATACCTTCAACCGTAAAATATTCAATGAATCCTACATACTCGGAGAAATCATTATAGATTGGATATCCATTCTCAGGATGAATCATTTTAGATGTAATAAGTTTCTTATACTTGTCCCAATAAGGATATTCATAAGCATCGCCGTAATTAATTACATCACTTAGAATGTCTAAATCTTTACGATGGAATTTTCCTTTCTTATAGGTTTTAGTAAACTTTTTAGATACTGAATCCTTACCTGTAATCGTAACCGGCATTTTTAACAGGTAATTCGTTTGAAAATTCACTATATTTTTTGCATAGTCCAATACTAATTTCTTAGGTTTATACTCTTCTCCATTATAAATGAAACCTTCCCGTTTCAGGATTTCATGTTCACCGTTTAAATATGCTTTGATATCCAATACATTCCTAATTCTGTTTGTATGATATCGTCTATTCACTTCTTGCATAAACCACAATGGATCACCGTCCCACATATCAACAATATATTGATCTAATGGACTTAATTCAACTGGAACAACTTCTTCTTGATTACTTTTAAACCAACTAAGCATTTAACACCATCCCTTTATCAATTTCTAGTTCGTTGAAGATATTCAAACGATGCTTACCATTCCTGATTGCTTCAAGAGCCAATCCAGTTCCGAAAACAGTATCAAAGTGGTGGCCTTCTTTTCTTGACCTGTCATTCTCGGAGAATGTAAGCATCTGATTGAGTGTTGGTTCATCATGAATAACCATGTTGCCAAGCTCCCACTCTTCCTTAAATGTATGTAACATGGTACTCCTGGCTGTTGCACTTGAAATCCATCCTTCTGGACGTTTCCCGTTTTTATCGTTTAATCGCCTCTTCATTTTGTAAAGATTACGATATTTGATTTCATGCTTTAACTTTTCTAAAACGGTATATCCCACTCCATTTGCTTCAACACAAACAAGAGAATAATTATACCAAGTCGCTAATACTGCAATAATGTCTGCTAATTGTCTAGGTGGGATTACATTTGTCCTAAATACGGCAAGCTGCTCTTTATCCTTATTAAAGATCGAAACGACGCTTGAGTCCTGTCCCATACCTTGTGATACGTCCACGCCCATATATGTACCAAATAAACGATTGCAATATAAAATCCTCATATGTTCATCACGTTGCAATCTAATTTCGTCCATTTCTTCATCTGTAATCGTTCGTTTAGGCAATTCATAAATAAATAGCGATTTATTTAAATATGGCTTTAATTCTTCCGGTAATCCCTCAACGGTCTGTAATGGCTTTTTATCAAGATTCTTGATTGCCTCCATTACTGAATCCTCTTCAAAGAATTTTTCAGAACTTCCGATAAATGACTCCATATAGTGACTTGGATTCTCTTGCTTAAACTTCTTAATGTCTTTTGGATTACCAAAATTCGTTTTCATTCTTCGCCAATAAATAAAGTCCATATCTTTACATTCTCTGTAGATACGGACTTCATCACCTTCAAGATCATTTTCAGTTAATTCCCTACCATATTTCTTTATACATAAGTCCTTCGCAAGTTTTAGATCATTTTCATTTAACATACGGTAAGCAGAAGAATAATAAGGAAAGAAGAATGCTTTATATTTACTGTTTCCACTCCATGAATCACGGAATAACTCAAAGTGATAATTAAAACCATTTGAGGTTGATTCAATAAACAAAACGGCTTCAGGATCATTCTTTAATAGTGAGTCCTCCATACTGGTAAGAATCTTTTCGTGTTGGTCATCAGAATAAAAAGCAAACTCCGAAAGAAGGATTCCCGAAAAACTGCCCCCTCTACCCTTTTGACCACTTCCCACCTCTTCAACATAGATGATTGAACCATTATCAAATTTATGTCCCTCTCGACTTACTTTAACTTGTGGGACAAACTCAGCGTATTCATCTTTTTCCCCTGCTTTATTCTTCATCTTAGGTAAGGAATCCATCATGCCACGTAATTTATCATCAAGAATCTTTTTACTGTTCTCGTTATGTACAAATATCATATATGCAGAATTGGGCTTACGTGCTGCTTGTGCTACAAAATAACTTAGGACACTTACAGAAACTCCCAATTGTCTCGGCTTGGAAATAATTGAAAAACGTTGTTTATTTTCCATTAATTCTACTTGTTGGTCATGATATTTAAATGGAACCATTTCACCAGCCATATCAGGAATTTTTTATAAATGTCTCCACCCATTTTATAGGGTTGTCCATTGCCTCCTTGATATGTTTAGGCATCTTAGATTTCTTATTTGCCTTTGGTTTTGTAAATAAACTCATTTAATCACCTCCTTTACTCCGTATCCTCATCTTCTTCAAGATTGCTTGCAAATGCTTCCATTAATTGTTCTGCTTCTTTCTCAATTTGTTTGGTTAAATCCCTATGTAATTTAGCACTTTGAACGTCACCAGATTTTGCTTGTTCTGTGATTTTGTCATACACTTGCTTACTATCATCAGCCACAAGAGAAGCAAGATAAATTTTAACCAATGCACGATATTCCCCTGTTCTCTCCCATTTAAGAAGGGAATCTAAACTTTTCCGTCCAATACTATGTAAAAATTCCTTTTCTGTCTTAGGTGTTTCATTTTTCTCATTATGATAATAAAGACCAAACTTCCATCGAAAATAATTAGCTCGGCAGTATTCCTTTTTTCCCTGTAACTCTAAATGCTTTAATATAGAATAAATATCCATAAATATCTTCCTCCAATTTAATAAGAAAAATAAAAAAGAGGACTGTGCAGATTTGCCGAGTCCTCAGATTTATAAATTCTCTAATGCTTTTTCAATTGTTTCCTTGTCAACAAACGTCCGATTAGCAAACATTCCAACATCACATAAACGCATATATTCATCAACTGATTCTAAATATTTTTTAGTATGAACAACCTGCTCCATGTCGCTTACATTATCCATTTGTATCTTCGCTTTATCCATTTCGGCTTTCGCTGCTTTCCGTAACTCGACAACATTATAATACCTATGTCTTAACTCTTCTTTTGTATATAATTTTTTCCCCATACTATGCTTCCTTCCATAGAGAGTCACCCATTTTATCAAACTGATAATAAGTCCAATTAGAAGGATTATCATTTACTTCAATAACACAATGGGTATCACACTCTTTAAAGTAGTAAATCCTTTTCACACAAGAAAAAAGATTAATATTGGATTTTATATAGTATTCATAATCAAAATCCATTACGGGGCATCCGTGAAGAATGTCTTCTATGTATTTCATAATTGTTTTAAATGGAACATCACCACTTGTTTCTAATCTGCTCCATTTACCTTCCTGGGTTATATAATCAGCCACCTTGTACAATTTTTCTTTTAGTTTTGAGGTATCTATGCAGAACGTAACTACATTCCCTAAATAATTGTTACCCGATGTCATGATTAATGGAGTTAGAAAATAGGTGGGATGAACAGATAAAAATAATTGCCCTAAATCATTACTGGTGAAATATTCGGATTGGGCAATATCCACACTGTTCATTCTTCTATCTTTTACCTTTAGTTCTGCATCCTTTAAAATAAGAGAAGCATTCTTTAAGTTCGTGGAATGATATAGAATGTCTGGATTAGATTTAAATACGTTTGTTTCCATATGCACCACAAATTTATCTATTCGTTTTTTATTTTGTTTATAAAGCTCCGTCATAAAATTAATATTATCAGGAAGATTGTATACTTCATCATTCCTAAGCTGGTCATCAATAAGACCATATAGATTATTTTCGTCCACTATGTATGTATAAAAGGCATCCATTGACATTCTTTTGCTATTCATTGCTCAATTCCCCTAAACATTTATCTATTTCTTCTTCCGTTAGATATGTCACCTCATACCTATAAAAATCTCGTGCTTTCCTTGCCTCATCTACATGATGTTGTATTTTCTTTCTTAATTTCTCTGCTTTCTTTTTTGGGGCAGTTTGTAATTCTTCTCCCATTTCATTTAACTTTGCAATGGCTTCATCCGTAGTTAATGATTCAAAATATTCCCTCTCTTTAACGTATGCGACAAATATTTCATTAGCAGAAGCATATTTATCCATGTTCATTACACCCCTTGACCAGTTAATTTATTTCTTGAACTCCCTAATTTATAAAGTTTCCACTCATCTTCGCCACATAAATCTATGACACAATTTGTATCTAACAATTTGATATGATAAATACGTTTTACATACTCAAGAGGAATATCACTTGTGCTAAAATATTCAACCTCATTTAATACTGGACACCCTAAATATTCCTCTACATATTGTAAAACCTTTGCATTGGGGATACTGGCAGGGGTTTCAAGATACGCTTCTTTAATTTCCTTTGTGACATAACTAAATCTTTTATGTAAGTCATTCATTATTTTGTTTTTATCAATACAAAAAATAAGAGCATCACCCATATAGTTTTTGCTGCCTACTCCACAAATCTGACTCATAAAAAAACCAACAGTAGGAGATAAAAACACCTTCCCAATGCTGGAAAACATGTCATCATCGTTTATTCTTTTAATGCCATTCTCATCATTTCTTGTCTTAATACTATGAGACATAAGGATATTAAAGCCGTGGCTTATTGGTGTAGTATGGTAAAGAATATCATCATGTATAGAAGATGTATTAAATATTTCTTCCTCTACTTTGCTTAAATACTCGGTTATAACACGATTTGCATGGATATAAAAATCTTGAGCAACCCTTGTTTTATAATGTTTTTTATTTTCCGGGTCTGTATTGACTGTAACATCATCTTTAGCAGAACGTTCCATTTCCTTTTTAAATAAACCCATCAATGCCCACTTATTTTGTAGTCCTAAATCCTGTACATTCAATCCATTAGTATTCATTTGCTTTTTGTCTCCTCAATTAAACGATCTAATGTAGCGGATAATTCTTCATCTGTATATTCTGGAATAGATTCTAAATCCACCCCACTATCTGTAAGCATTTGATCTAAACGTGACTTGTTTTCCTTTAAAAGAGAAAGATTGAGTTCCATTTCTTTTACATGTTCCCTCGTCTCTTTTGTACTTTCCTTTACTTCTTCTGTTACTTTCTGAATCGAATTGATTCTTGACTTGACGTAATCACGAAAAGCATCATGTTCTTCTCTTGATTCCTTCGCTATTTGCTCCAAAGATTTAAATTCTTCAGTTAATTTCTTATCCATTAGGTTTAACCCTCCATTAGTTTATTAATTTAAGAATTTTTGAACCCCTTGACCATTAATTTTCCTATCCAATTCCTCAACATAATGCGATAAAGTTACGACATAACCACTAACCTCTTTGAAATTGTCACGAATTTTAAACATGTCTTCCTCAATGCTTTCTAATTTCTTAATGATTAATTTTAAGTCCGACTGTAAGTCATTGTTTTGGCTCATCATTAAATCTCCTTGTTTATTTTTTATTGTTCCTGTAATAAATTCTTGAATTTCTCTTTATCTAGTTAACCTTTTAAAAATCTATATTGTTTCCATTTACCTTCTTCTATTTGCTCATATACTTCACAGAGATTTAATTCTTTTACATGGTAAATCCGTTTCACTTTAGACAAAGGTAAATCACCATTTATAAATAACTCAGATAAATCCATATTGCCATTGCCAAAATCTTTTATTTTGTAATCAGCATCACTTAAATCAGCGACAAAGGTAACTACATTTCCGTGATAATTAGCACATCCCCAATATTCGGACATTGCCCAAAGTAACATATTGTAAAAGTAAGTAGCCCAATGAGAAAAATACAATCGGTTATAATCATTCGTCGTTGCGTTTCTATTCGATTGAAGCATTTCATCATTAAGGATTCGATATGCCCGATTTAAAAAAGTAGAATGGTATTTGTCCGTATCCTTTGCAACAAAAAAAGACGCCTCTAATTCCTCGACATCCTTCTCTAATCCTGCATAAAATAGGGGACTCATCACCAATTTCGCCTCATAAGTTTCCCTATATTCTGGTGTATTTTTAATAACTAAATCCATTGCATCATAATGAATTGAATCTTGGAAAAACTGTTTCTTTACTTCATCGAAAAGAACGATTTTCGTACTTTCAATTCTATCCTTAATGGGTTTCCTGCCTTTTTTATTATCTAATGCGATACCGATGATTGTTAAATAAGCATATTGGAGGCCATGTAATTCCGTTGAATCATCATTTTCAAACTCAATAATCTCATTTTCTTCCATACCTGTTTTCTTTGCCATCGTTTCAATGCTAATTCCTAATAGCTCCCTATATTGACGCAAATTTGAACCATTCAATTTCTCCATAATAAATCCTCCCGTTTAGCTTATCGAACTGTTAATAAATGTTCTCCACCATTTTTTGTTTCTTCAAGAATAGAAAATCTGATTTGATTTTTATAAGGCAGTACACTTGTAAAAAGGTTTGGGCTTTTTCTAACGTATTTCATCTTGTTATTGTCTAAATTATTATCATTCTTACTGATTCTTGGTGTTCTGAATGAAGCAATTTCAATAAACTTGCCATCCGGTAAAGATAAATCCATTCTAGGAAATACCTCTTCCTGCAATTGATCTAAATTGATTGTGCTACGCATATAACCCTCAGAATCAATCCATATACGTCCATTTCTAGCTGTAATATTGTATTGATCCATGAATTTATAAAAGTCATTCCTGGGCTTATTTAAAACATCTGAGATACATTCAAAATCTAACTCTTTCATAAACTGTTTTGCCATATGTCCGAACGATTCAGATTTACCAGCGACAAACATAGCATCTACACACCATAGAAACATCTTCTGACTTTCTATAAGCGTTTTAGGGCTGCCATCTTCCCTTCTAAATAAATCATAGTAAGAAGCAATTTGTATGGCTGTACTAATCGCTCGTTTCTTTTGACTGTATGTAATTCGATTACCGTCACTTCTCATTGCACCGACAATTTGATTTAAGTTTGCACATTCGGGATTCTCTATGTCTTGTGGACACATTTTCGTTAAATGATTTCCCCAACATTTAATCCATTTATCTTTTTCATATTGATAAATCACATCTAAATCCACGGCAAGTAGCTGATCTAGATTAAAACTCTTTAAATCAACCGATTCATGGGCATATAATTTACCATAATTAAAGAAAAATTTTGTCTCATAATCCATCAAGCAATTCAGCATTGCACATGAAAAGAATGAATCAATATCGGGACTCATCATCATTTTGTATTTCCCTTTTTCCTCATTGGCACAATGAACAGGATATTTAGCTTTGATATCTTGTTGCATAGAATACGTGAAGAACTAAACACGCATTCCCTTATCCCACAAAGTTCACTAGACACGACATTGAAATAAAATTAAATAAAAAATTCTCCTTATGTGTGGGTACATAAGGAGAACTATGTTTTAACACTCTTCACTTTTTCACCTCCATTGGTTTATTTATCACTCTCTTTTTTCTTCATAATCTGTAATAAATTTCTCGTACAATTTAACCTTTACTTCACTCATGTATGATTCTCCACGCTCATACTTAGAAATAAGGGCTTGCGAACACCCTATATATTCTGCTACGGTTTTTGCCTGAAGTTTTTTACGTCTACGCAATGTAACAAATTGTTCTCTTTTTTCCATTTCCACCTGACTAATTTTCTTCATTTCCTTGCCTCCTGATTTTTACCTTTGAAATTATTTAAAATAATTGGTTTCAACTGTCCGTCATTACAACATTTATCAATCATTTTCAATTTGCTTGTAATTTCATCAACCGTTTCCAACATGCTTGTAATGTTCATACAATGACTACAATAAAATCGAATGGATTTCATACTTTTTCAACACCTTTAGTTATAAAATTGAATAAAAAAAAATAAAAAGAAGACAAGGTTTCCCCTGCCTTCTCATGTTATGTATTAATTAAGCTGTAACTTTCAAAGAAGCTGCTGCTTTACTATTAAGAAGTTTAAGTCCAACTTGAGTTTCAATGTAGATTGCTGTTTTAGAGCCATTAGCACCTTGAACAACACCTTGGAAAGGAATTAATTCAGGAAGCTCAAAGAAATCAGGATTCGCAACAAACATTTCGTTTGTAGTCATTTTTGGAACGTCAATAAATGTTACATCTCCAAAAGCAGAAGAATAGATACTAACATCGAAACCAAGCATCTTTTCACGAGCAAGGAACGTAACAACACCAAAACTATTAATTTTCTTTTTCATGAAAGCATTACAGAAAACGATTTGATTGTAGTTAACTCCTGCATCATAAGTTTTAGAAAGCATAGTTTCAAAATCATCTGCAACAAGAGCCGTAGTAGTTACACGGTTTGCAGCATTAATAAGATTGAATACTCCATCTGTAGTGTAGGTTCCGGTAGCGAAACCTTTTGTACCATGAAGAAGTTTGTCTTCGATTCGACGTTTAAGAGAAGAAGTTTTGTTCGCCACTTCGTAATTCATCAAATCTGTAATACCACTCGCTGTAGATGCTTGTGCAGTATGCGTTACTTCTGCTGTAGCACCAAAAAGTTCCAAATTGTTATTCATTGGGCTTAGAGTGTCCTTTTTGTATGCTGGACGATCTCCACCCTCTTGCATTGTTACTGCTGTTGTCTCATCAATTTCTTTTTCAATCCAGTTCACCGTTGCTCCTGCTGCTGATACAGTTTTAGCAAGAAGCAAGTTAAGAAAAGGAGTTCTTTCTGGGTTAACGTCAATCAACCCTTGTTTTAAATCATGCACCTGACCAACAACATAATCGCTACTAGAAAATCCCATAATATAATACCTCCAATAATTTTTTTAAATGAATATATAATTAAAATCTAGAAATTTTACTTCCTAGATAATAACGCTCCAAACATGCCTTTATAATCACCATTCTTTTTTGCAGTTTCATAAGCATCTGCTTTCTTACCTGCATTGGCGTCACCTTCTGGCTGATAACCATTGTTTAAATCACGTTGATTGAGAAGTTTCTTAAATGCATCAATAGAAGCATTCACTTCTTCAATTGTTGAACCGCTGATAAACTGTTTAAAATCAGAAAGTTCCGACTTTTGTAAAGCTAAATCAACCTTTTCAGAGAAGATTTCTGCTCTATCCTTTTCAATTTGTAATTGATCAGGAGTTTTATCAACTGGTTTATATTGTTCCAGTTCCTTAATTTGTGCTTTAAGCTGTTCAATTTCGCTCAATAACTCTTGTTTACCATCTTGAACAAGAGTATTGACTTCTTCCTCCGTGAAAGTTTTACCCTTCGCTTCATCAGAAGGTGGTTGTTCTTCCTCTTTCTTATCCTCAACCTTGCCCTGCTCCTGCGTTTCTTCTTGCTTTTGTTCTTCTTGTTTACCCTGCTCCTCTTGCTTTTGGTCAATAACCTCTTCTGTTTGCTTTTCTTCGTTCTCCATTATTTAACCCCCTTTATTTTTTCGGCAAAAATATCATCAACGATATAAAAATTTCTTAATAAAATAAAAATCTTATATCCTTCTTTTCTTAATTCTTCAATGGAACTCTTATAATCTTGTCCATTGATTTTATGCAAATGCCCATCACTGAAATTTGCACCTTCTTCTTTTAAAGCAAGAATAAAGTTATGACCTACACCTTCCATATAACCTACGCCGTAATCAAATTCAGACATTGTATGACTCTCCTTTATTTCCACTATTTTAAATGTTTATCAAATATTTCCTTAATACCTTCGATTCCAACTTGCTCTCTAATCGTTGAATAGGTTTCTTTTACTTCCTTTGACAATTGAGTTTGCATATATTTATAGTCATCAATCGGAATAATTTTCATTAAACCAGCGTATTGACCATCTAATTTATTCAATGAATCAATTTTAGAAAATAAACTTTCAACCAGTGTTTCATCTAATTGAACTTTTTGTTCTACTACTTTTTTTGCTTTAGCCATGACTAACCACCCTATCTTTAAATGTATAAACAGACCATGAATCATCATCCACTCTGTTGTAAAGTTGATGTACTTGATACCCTTTAATAAAATAAAACCGATTTATTTTAGATAATGGCAAATCCTGTTCAATAGTAATCTCAATATGTGGAGATCGTTCAAGATCAGGATGCTTCGATTTTATATAGGCATGTAACACTTTATCCGGCAAGAATGGACTATAATCTTCCCACCCTATATGTTTCATGTAGTCAATATCACTGATATTACAACTGAAAGTAATCATGTTACCTGTATAGTTAAGGGATTCCAGCCATTCATTACTCCATAAGGTTAGAACGTGATAGAAATAAGTCGGTGATTCATGAGAGAAATATAGTTTTGGTTCCCTTACCTGGCGAATAGCCCCATCCTCTAAAATTTTCAATGACTTTGGTAAACTCGTTGAATGAAAAACACTTTTGGCAAATCCATTTTCAAAATCATCAACCCTTTTTGGATTTGTGAAATTCTCAAAGGAAAGGATATCTTCTTCAATGGATTTATAATCTGACACCATATGTTGAAAAGCTAACTTTTTTAAAAAAAGTTCTTTAGATTCATCTTCTCGAATCGCTTCATCCATTGCTGAAAGATAATTTATATAACCCTTTAATTCTTTCATCACTTCATTCCGATTCATGAAAACAATATTGACTATATTCTCCCGGTCTAATAACGCCACATTACTCACCTCCTTTAATTTTTTAACTCTATAAAACTAAACGGGAATAATCCCCTTCTTATAAAAAATGGCGATACAAATGATATGCATCGCTTAATAGCCATTCAAGAATTTATTACAGAGACAATGGAAGCGTCCATTAGTCAATGCTTACTTAACCTTAAACATTCAATAAGACACGCTTATAAAAAGTCGTATAGAGTGGGATTCCTGCTGTTGAACCCCACCTATACATACATACTTTGGAGGTAAATCTAAATGATAAACTCAACTATTAAAACAATATTGTTGAAATTTATACACTTTGTTCGCTCCTACTGTCTAAGGATAGGATTGAACATACATAAGAATCAAAAATTCTGGAAGTATTTACAAAAGTCATCAACCTGCTCGTAAAAGTCAATGAAACTTCCTGCCTTAACATTATAAAATCCAATGCTCCAACAAAGGATAATCATAATGCTAATGACTACTAACAACTTATTGAACTTGCTACATCTAAAATCGTCTAAAACTTATGAGTTTCTAATGCTCCAACAAAAGAAACACACATGCTTTATTTGGTACTATTGTGCTCTTCAAACAAGCGAAGGGAACTCCACGCAAATTCCCTTCATTCTATATCACTGGCTTTATATTAGAGTGATACACAATGAAAGGAAAAGGATGAATGTGTTAGAGAATGACATACCATTACCACTCTCTAACACGCCCATAAATACTTAGAATCGAACATTCTAAAAAGGGGAGATTGGATATATGAACAAAACATATTCCATTTTATGCCATGCCAAAGGGAGAATGTGGGAGAACACGTTCGACATGACACAAAATGCAATATGCTTTAAGGATTGCCCATACATTTAAGACAATCCTCATTAGAGTTTTATCATTTAATCTCCTCTATCGGCATATCTGATTCTTTAAATTCTTCATTAAACCATTTACGATATAGTTTAATTGATTCTGTATCTCTGAAATTGAAACTTTTCGTTTCTCTTGTACGAGTTCGTCCTTTTTGCATGAAGGAAACCGTATTCGCTTGATAGTTGAAAATGACATAATCATCAAATTCAACATTGTCATAGACACCCGTAACATAACTAAACCATGATTCAAACCCTGTTGATTTCTTGCAAATACCATGTACAAAATCATATAGCATCGAAACGAATGCTTCTGATTCTGGCGTTTTATCAATAGTTTCGGCAATCATGTAATATTCAATTTTAGATGAAAAGCAACCTAATCCACTAGCAATATCATCCATACTGATATTGTAACTGTACATAACTAATCTAAGTTCATGTTGAAAACTATAAGCCATTATTAGTTTACCTCCATTTGTAATTTCACTCCGACCATACCCATTCGAGAAATTCCCGATCATTTATAACTGTTGCAGAATTAATACAATTAACATTTTCATCGTCAACTTCCTTTACAACGGTAAAAGATAACCCTTTGTCATTGACGACTCGAATATATACCTTCCTTTTCGGCATATTTACATCACATTCCGTTCTCCTAATAAGAGGAATAAAAATTAAGGGAAAGGACTAACCTTCCCCACAAGTGAGAGTGATTATATGAATAAGACACAATTAGCAACAATAGAATTAAATCCTATTAATCACAATTGTCATTAGTTTGGTGGCGGACGCCACCCTTAACTCTTTTTTCTTCTAAAAAGTTGATCAAATAAAATAGGGTTTTTATTCAAAAGTATATAATCCCTGGTCATTGAAGTTTGTTTCCTTCTTTGCTTTATCCCAAATCGCTCTAGTATAGGGATTGTGGAAAACTCTTTTAATCTTTGTCCCTTGAAATTCTGCTTTGTAGTTCTGAATAAATCTTTTATATAGCTGCCTTGCATACCCTTTACTTTGATGTTCCTTGTCTATCTCAATATTAGTAATGTAGATAATTTTGTTGTTCCTTAAAAATTCCCTTTCTTCCTTAGTCCAGCCGAAATGTTCCATATACCCATATTCAAAAGTAAGTTTTCCGATAATCATTCCACGAATTTCAGCATCAATCATATATGTCACTTTACCTGTTTCTTCATTAGTCACACTAAAAATAGGTGTTCTAATTCGTTCCGGTGTTGCCTTAACCTTTTTAATTAGCTCTGTAATTATGTTCATACTATGTATTCCTCCATTAGTTTAGTTTTAAAAGATAAGTTCAAAAGATTAAGACCTTTCTTTTGTTCGCCCAAAAAGAAACAAAAAGAACGCTCATAAAAAAATTCCCCAAAAGCAGGGGAATTTGTTTTATTCGGAATCCAATTTTTATGATTTTATGTATTGACTTATAAAATTTAAATATGGTATGATTAAATTTCATGTCCATTTTTTCTAATATATATAGAAATTCCGAACATGAAAAATCACTTAAAACCCTTATTATTACTTGACTTTCAACAAAAAAGAGTATAAAATTTATCCCCGATTTTTCAATTAATTTTACACTCTAATTTGAACATGAGATTTTTATTTTAATTTGAAGATTCTTTCTTGTTTCTCATTTATTTCAATCATTAATTTTTGTTTGTCCATAATGTCTAAAATAATCTCTCGCTTCACCATATCAGGAATCAGTGTTTCTGTTTTACCACTTGCAGTTTCCTCTTGTATTACCATATCCCAAGAACGTCTAAACCAACTTCTAAATGCTGATTTCTTTTCATCAAGAACAATATCATGTGCAAACAACTCTTTTTTCTTAGATTTCTTGATAAACTCTTTTACTTTCTTCATTATAGCTGTACATTCTTCTGTAAATTTTTCTACATCTACAACCTTTTGAAATGAGTAATGCTTATCTGGCACACCAAAATATTTAACAATACGATCTACCCAACCTTTTTTACGTGTATATAAAATAATATCAACACGACTAGATAATGATAAATTACGAATGTTAATCCGGTGCATAATTTGACTAAAATCAGCAATAAACAAACTCTCGTAAATTTGTTGTACACGGTTATCAATAAACCATACAATTTCATTTTTCTTTTGTGTTTTATACTCTTCATCGAACGAATCAAATGTAGATACATTAATACCAGTATCGAACATAGCGATTGCATGTAGTTTATAAAATGAAGCGTGGCGAATAGGAAGTCCGGCCATAGCCATAACTGCCTTATCTCCAATACAATTTGTCCCTACTGCATTCATCAAAGAAATTGATGTGCTTTCATCATCGTCACTTTTAATCCCTGCGTAAAACTTCCTGTACATATCACTTGAAATAACACCCGTTTTTCTGAATGCCTCAACATCAGATTTCATTACAAGGGGAAACATTTCTTTATTTTGGACTCCTAAACGACCATTAATCCATTTAATATCATTGCTAATCATTTCGATTGTTTTCTCAGAACCCCTATTATTTTTATTTGTGTTAATTTCATGGTGGTGAATGTGTAATCTATTTGCATAATCATGATAATTTTTACATTCAACCACTTCAAACCCATTGGCATTATAAATATTTTCAACTTCTTTTGCTGTACCATCCAAGATTAATACGTTTCCTTTAGATAGATAATTTATGTATTTTGAACAAAGTACGGACAAATATTTATCATCTTTGTTTAACACACCAACATTCTTATCTTCCTGTTCGTTATCAAGTAACTGCATAAACCATTTCATTCTTTTTTTGTGGTCACTTCTTACCTGCTCTAACGTCTCGAATTTTTTCATAACTTTAATAAAGGTATTATAAGTAGGACTATTCTCAATATATTTCTTTAAATTTCCAATTGGAACAGAATCTTTTGCATTATCAATGTACTCGGTATTAAGGCAGTTAAAAGCAAATTCGATTGTATTTTGTGCAGACCATAAATCCTGTTTGGATACGATAATCTGTTCTTCTTCTTTATTTTCTGGTTTAGGTTTCCCCCAAACCTTCTTTTCTTCTTTCTTAGTAGGTTGTTCATTGGTATTTACATATTCAGCATATGCTTCCACCCAGTTTGTATAATTGTCTTTATCTCCACCTTTAAAGGTTTCACAATCACGAAATTCTGGCATTTCATCAATAATAACTGTTCTCTTGTAAGATTCTTCTTCACTGTAATACTGATCAAATGTCTTATAACTTCCGTAACCAAGCTGCAAATCAAAAAATCTTCTTGCCGAAATTAATACAATTTGATAGTTTTTAATTTCGCTTTTTACCCTTTTGAAATTACTTTCATTGACTAATAAAACTTTATCCTTTAACCCTTTAATCTCACAGAAATTTAGAATATCTTTATTAAAATCATCCATATCACGATTGGTTTTAAAAGCAATCAGAAGAGGTGTATTCCCTTCTTTAATCAACCGCTTTGCAATGACTCCTAATGATGTTGTTTTTGCATGTCCAGGCAACCCACATATAACACGACCAAAAAATTGTTGTTCATCTTCCCATGTTTCCCCATCTACTTCACGCTCTTTATAATCTTTAACGCTATCAGTAATAAATTGTGTGATATGGTTATGTATTTCTTTGAATGCTAACTTATGTAAAGAATTGATATGTCCATCATTCATTGCTACTTCTTTTAGTGACTCAACATCAAATTTATTAATTTTATTTACTACGTTGTAAACTTTTTTCATTAGTAATACCTCCATTAATTTATTATTTTAGTGTCCTTGATTCCTCTTTAATTGCTTTCACAATTTCGGGAGAATTTCTAAACACATAACCATTCCTCGGTGTTCCATCAACATTTTTTTGAATGTCTAATAGTACAAAGCCACGAGACATGAGTTTCCCCGCCAAGCGCATATTCTTGATAATGAGATTGCTTAATTCTGGTTGATAAGTGAACATATTAAATAACCTCCATCTGTTTTGGGATGGGATAGTGATTTGCTACCCCATCCACCATTTAAATTAATGAATATCAACTTTAATTGTGAAACTCTTGCAAGTATTTGAGATATCCTCAATTTCTTTGACATAGATTGTTTTGTTGTTATATCTGTACAATTCAACTTCGCTGGAACACATATCTTCCTGTCTAATCGTTCCGATTAACTTTCCATTGAGCATTACCTTATCCTTGCTTAATTCAAGTTCCTGACCCACTAAAGCGTTGATTCTTTCTCTGGCTGCTTCTAGGATTTCTTCTTGTGATTTAGTGCTATCAGGGATGATAATGTCTTGTAATTTGATTAACTTGATGCTATAATCTTTAATAAATTGATTTAATTTAATATCTTTCAACATTGAAGGACTCGTTTGTAGTGGGACAAGTTCCTTAATGATTTTCTTTTCACCATTGATTACAACTTCTTTTTCTTCTGGAAACGATACATCCTCTATTTTCAATTTCTTGTCGTAGTCGATGTAGTGTCTTCCTAAGATGTTGAATAAACGGTAATTACCATCTTCTAAAAATCCTTTAGTTTTAATGCTGGCGTCACTAATGGAAGCAGTACCGTTTTTAATCTTCAATGTTCCTTCATATTCTCTATCCCTTCCGTTCAAGGGGAGAATATTTGTAACCAGTATTTTATTTTCATCTTCATTCGTTGAAAGGTTTTCTAAGATTCCCTTCGGACTACATGCCCAAAAGAAATTGTATGTTTTTGTATGAGTAAATTGGAAATCACTATTCTTCTGTTTTGACCAGTTATAACTGATTTCGGCACACAATGAAGCAAGTACACTTTCATTGTCACAAACCTTTATTGCCTCTTCTCTTGTTCTCCGAGCTAGAATCCGATAATTATCACGTATCTTCTTTTGAAAATCCTTCCGTTCATCATCCGTCATAACCTTAAACTTACCTTCTCTTTTATTAAATTTTCTTCTAGTATTGTCGATGACTGTTTTAGATTCATTGAAAGCTGACCATACTGATCTTAGACCATTAATTATATTTTGGATTTCTTCGTCTTGAAGAGAATATTTTTTGTAATCCACTAATAACTCTTTCGTGTTCTGAATGTCATAAAAATATTCACTCGAAACGCTCTTATCCATGTCTAAATGCCTTTGTTTTCTTTCAACGTACTTTGCAAACATATCCATCGGAGATTTCGCAAGTTCTTTCTTTTGATATTCATTTTCATTGTAACTCTTATATTTATGGCATAAGAAGTACGCTTTCTTTCTTGCGACCACTTTAAACAATTCTGGCACATTCGGAATAACTGACGTTTTAACTTGGTCAATCGCTAACCCTTGCAAATGCTTGGTTATCTGAAGTTCAAACTCTCTTGTTTTTAAGTCACCATGCTTTTCTAATGCCTTATTAGCAAAGAACGTGGCATAATTCGTAATTAAACCTGTCATATTGTCCATATTGGCCTTCTTAAACTTAACAAGAGATTCCGTGTTGTATTCCACTGGTATAATTTCTGATTCTTCATCACCAGAAACCACAAGCGGTGATTTAATCATTTTGGACAATAGTAATTGACTATGGAATCTAAGCACCTTATCTCCGTCAAAATCCAGACCAGAAATTTGAGTCATTGAGCTATCGTACATATTAAATTGAATTAAATTATCAAGATGCTCAATATATTTAATGGCAGGATGATCGACATTCACCCAACTTCCATCTTTTACTTCACCATAGAATGTAAGAGGATTTCTTAACATTCCATATCTTCCGGTATCTCCTGCTTGGTAAAACTCCCCTGCATTCAAAAACCCTATAACTTTTTCTTTTGCTTTCTCTTTATCTTGATGATATTCAGCCCACTCTAAGAATCCAATTACGTCACCTGTTATGTAATAATATTGAGCATTTAAGAAGATTTCGCCCAATTTCATACCTTCTAATAAATTCTTTGCATATGTAATCAGTGTCTTACGGACAAATGGATCAAACAACATACGATGGTTGTATTCAATGGCTTGTTCTACTGTTGAGATATGTTGAACATCTTCTTTCTTTATGTCGAGCATATTGAATACTGCTTTTATGTATGAAACGTCTTGACCTTGTATTAATTTACTTATGATACGGAAACTATCTTTACTAAGAGTCATTATGTCTTTAAATGTAAGGTTGAAGGCCAGCAAATGCTGATATGTAAGTTTTACGTACTGTTTGATTTCATTCTTATCTTTTATGTATGAAACGATTCCGAACACTTTATCAAGCTCATATGTAGTAAGTAATTGATAATATTCATCTATGTTTTTGAACAACCAGCCACCGTTATTATTGTTATCTGCTTTATCTAACTTCATTTTGAACATGCTTTCTGCAATAATCATATCGGCTTCTTGCACTGGTCTACTTTCCCCAAATACATCCACTAAATGAGTTACCCCACGTTTAGCGTAGTATTCTTTGAAATTTACCTTTATAACAAGACCTTTAATGCCAATTCCTCTAACCTGAAGACCATTTGTTTTCTTCTCTACATTCTCTTCTACCCATTGAGGATCAACGAGTCCCATTCCATCAAAACAATTAATTTTATTTGGATAATTATATTTAGTTTCAATTTGATATCCCACCGTCATAGGTTCGGAAGGAAAGATTTTAATTTCCTCAGTTTGTTTTTCCGAGTAGCAAGGAAACCATTCTTCAGTATATGTATTTTTTGCAGAACAGATAGGTTTCTTTACTTCATCTGCTTTAACTCTCCTGCCTTGGCTTAACCATTTTGATTTAGATTGATATTTGTCTACTTCGTACTTTTCACGTTTCCACAACATACCCTTTAAATCGTCTTGTGTAGGTTGATATTCTTCCACCGCTGCATAATACAATTCCTTTTTAACCTTTTCAGCTTCCACTTCCATTTGATGAAGTTTATATCTTTCCTTATCTTCTTCTGTTGGCTTATATGTAGAAACTGCATTTACTTCTTTTTCAATAATATCCTTCTCATAATCAGGAATAACAATGATTTTAGGAACTTTCTTTGTCAGGTATGCAGAACTTTTAGCAAGCCCCATAGAACCCTTTGCCTTCGATGTAACCACTTTTATTTTATCGTTTTTAAATTTATTTAACGTAATTCGTTTATATATTTTACCGGCATATGCCTTCTTAATGAAAGGCGTATCACCTTTTCTTGTTTCCGATGACGTTTCAATATCATCTACAACAAATAATTCATCATTGAGGAAGATTCCTTCTCGAACAATCTTTTCTAACTTCTCTTCATCCTTCTTGGTTATACCCTTATTCCGTAAAACAAAGATACAATCAATCGGTTTGATTTGTTCAAGTTTCTTTCCCCTGTTATTTTCAATATAATTGACTCCCGTTACTTTCCCTAGTGCATCAAGATAAATGGATTCACTATTTGTACAAGGATCAGCGTCTTTGCTATCTAATACAAACTTTCCATCAACCTCTTGAACATGACCAAAATTAAACTTGTTAATCTTCACTTGCACTTTACTGTCCATTGGTAATCACTCCATTTACAATTTTATTTTAGTGTTTTTATATTAAACACTAACAGCAGAACATTTGATTTAAATATTCTCTTGTTAGAGCTTAATGCTTCATCCACCGCTGGTTTGGTGGCGGACGCCACCATATCTAACCAATTCATACGTTTAAAGTATTAAAAATAGCAAAAAGGGAGCACCTCTACCCTATAGAGTGGAGTTCCCCTGTTTCACGTAATTGTTTCTTGGTGACTTAAATATATCATCTATTAAGAATACCGTCAACATTTAATTTAATATTTATTTTCAATTAATTTATTACTAAAATTGAATTTAAAAAAAATAAAGAGAAAGTGTATCCCTCTCATAATATAAAATAATTTCAAAACTGCTCAAACCCTTTCGAGAGCTGCACGAATCGGTGCTCACCATTACTTCACATATTCACTTTTTACCTCTTCCCTTATAGACGATTAAAGGATATTGAGATAACCCTTATAAAACCTTGACTTATCGAAGGTTCATGATGTTCGTTTTCGTCATTTTTATCGCCACTCTTTTTCCTCTATACAAAAATGGACTCACTCTGTCGCAGAACATGACATACCAATGGTTTCAGCAATTGTCTAACACGCTAGTATGATTTTCATCTTATATTCAATATATAAAAATAGATGCACCTTTCCAAAACCCTATATTTTTCAAGGGTTTTAGGGCATGACTTTTTCAAACAAGAATATACACGCTTCATTTTTCACCCTATCCCTTAACAAAAATAGATTCGATATGTCGAAAACCCAGCAATATCAATGGTTTTTCGCACCTTCTATTTTATGCCTGTTCTTTTTTCTACATGTTCCCCTATAGGCGATTATCTGCTTCCCCTAAATACGATTATTGGATTTGGATTAAAGCCACGCAAACACTTATGCTTCACTACATGAGATGTTTATTTTCGTTCCAGTGGCATGTTCCATTTCAAACATTTTTCATTCTATACCAACCTATACTTTTTAGGGCATGTGCTTCCATCCCTTATAAATCATTGATATTGTGGGATTTAAAAACTTCGGATTTTCATTTTCTGAATGGTAAAGTTTCATTTTTCTTCCGATCAGAAACATACCATCCTATTTTCTCGATTTTTTATTTTGCCCCTCATAATAGACGTATTAAAATTTTTTCTGGAACAGTAGATAAACGCTAAGCAAATAGCCCATTTTAAAACTATGACATTTCGATTTTCATTTTCTCGTTTTTCAATTTTGGGTTTATTCTCCCCTTAATAGCAGTATTAAAATTTTTTCTGAAAGTCCTTGCTATGACTGGCTTGAAGGGTGATTCAAAAACCGTTAGTTTTTCATTTTTCACCCGTTCTGATATATACCGTTCTAATTGCTTAGATTTAAAATAAATTGGAATCAACCTATCCAGATACATACCGTTCTAAACTTGGACATATCCGTTTTGAGAAATAACATTCTAAATGGTAAAGCGTATCCGTTCTGATATATAACATTCTAAACTTCGGATTCTATCCTCTTTGATACATACCAAAAATATCGGTCTTAATCCGTTCTGATATATACCGTTCTAAATATCTAGTTCCACCCGTTTAGATAAATACCATTCTAAACCGTTAACATATCCATGACTTTGTATTAAAGTGTTAGAGCAATTTTACAACGCTGCAAGGCAAATACATTCAGAAGAACGTCACAACGCTCCAAAACTTTAATATAAAGTCATAGGCATACGTAAATAAGCAAGAAACACATTCGGCAATTTCACTTATAAAAAATATGAACATTATAAAGTCCGTATAAGCGTCATACAGACGTTTTGTGACTCACTAAGGTAAACACACTCCCCTACACCCTAACACGGCTGTATCAAACCCACACAAAGCCAAAATAAAAAGTGGAAGACACTATGTCCACCACTTGATTTCTTTCTCTAATTTTTATATATTTAAGTTAACCGAATTTTATGAAATTTCCCAAGTGGCGACTTCTTTCCCCAAAGAGTCGTCTCTTTTTATTTCTTCGGAATAATAATCACGGTATAATTCTTCAAGCTCTTGTTCAGTGTAAGAACGATAAGCTGGTTGTTCTTCTTCAAAGGAAATCCCCATTTCCCTATGTGCTTCACCTGTTCTGCATTTATCAAGCCATTCTGTAGTAGCTGCTACATCCCGATTGTAAAACCAGTACGTTGTATTGATATCTTCAATGAGGAAATCAGGATATTGTAAAGCAATCTTTTTCACGGCAAGAGGATATGAGTTACCGAATTTACTTTTCTTCATTATGCTACATCCTGCGTTTGTTCGGCATCAGACCATGAAATATTGGTATCCCATACACTTAACTCAAGGATTCCTCCATTCTCAAGGTAGAGATACAGTTTCTCTTCATCAAATGAATCAGATAACCATCCCTGTAGAATTTCATTGACTAACTCGGCAGAATGGCTTTCAATCTCAATTGTTACTTGCGCTGTAACTTTACCGTATACCGTTACTTCATCCTCAATAATGTGCCAGTTCTCTTCTGCTTTAATTTCAATATCAAAATTCTCGGAAGTTAAATCCATATGCTGCTTCCCACCAGTTACCCGAAGAAGAACCTCTTTAACCTTCTCAGTTCTGAACATATCCTTTGCGTTGATAAGAGTTTGTACCACGTCAGCAGATTTAACATCCATTGTATAAGCAACTTCAATATTCCCTACTACCTGATATTTGTTTTCCATTTTTCTTCTCCCCCGTTTTCATTATTAGTTTAATTTTTAATACGGAATACAGTATCCTGCGATTCAAGCACAACGACTTGATTAATCACTTCATTGTCAATGTTGTATTCAGTGACTAAATTTCCTGCAACAGTTTCATACCCGTATTGTTTTTGAATTTCTAGTTCATAGAGGTTCCCGGCATGATCTGTAGCAACAACCGCTTGAATGTTAAATCCTTTTTCTTTGATAAACTCCCTTGCCTTCTGTAATGCTTCCTCATTGCTTTCAGATTCATTAGTAAAAAACGCTAAGATATTGAGTTTGAAATAATTGTCAAACTTCTGCATTGTATCCTCCTTCCTACGTATAGTTAAAATTTAACCATTTCTTTCACAGACATTGTTACGTGCTTGCCATAATAATACTTCTCCAGTACATGTATGGCATCCACCATTGCTTTGCACTCTTTGTAAGATGGACAGTCAGACAACTTATAATATTGACCAGATTCCCATTGTTCTCTTAGGTATCCTATTTCAATATCCAGGTATTGCATTATTCCATTTATCACATGATCCATTGCTTTTTCCTCCTTCCATAAATAATCTTTCCTATACTGCCATATCTTGCTGTTAAATTTAATTTATCATACGCAAAACGAAATGTAAATACGTATAGCGTAATTATTTTGTGACTATTTTTCCGTTTTACGTATTTTCTATACGTTAAAGATCGAGTATAATAAAATTAATAAAATTAAAATAAATAAGTGGAGTGATTACATAATGAAGAAAATCCAATTTAATCTTGAGGAATTATTGTGGCGTAATCGTATGACACAAAAGGAACTACATGAAAAAACAGTTATCGTTGATAAGTTAAAAAGGCCAGTAATTGGGGAAAATGAAAGATGGGGAGTTCGCCAAGCAACCATTTCGGAAATGTGCAATGGCAAAACAAAGAGAATTCCAGTGGAGTCATTGGAATTAATAGCAGAAGTGTTAGAACTTGACGACATAAATAAAATCGTATCTATTGTAGAGGTAGAAGAATAACACAAAATCGCACTCCCCAAATGGGGAGTGTTTTTTACTTATGGACAATTATTTCCGAAAGTTGAGTAAAAGTGTGGTTCTGGTACTCATAAATGTGTAAAAGTCGGATGGGAAAATCCAATTTTGGATTATCATATCTCAATCGCCAAAGGTTACGGCTGACATTATAAGATAACTTTTGCATTATCCCAAAGTTTTTCGTAATTTTAGGGAGCGTCAAATTTGACACACCTTGAAAAATCAATTTTGAATTATCAAGTTGACTAGCCATATCTGGTGACTCCACAAGAAACAGGAGTGAGCAAATTCTCACAGTCCAAAGATTGGCTCTCATTTCCCCTATAATGGGAAAACCAATTTTAGTCGTCTACCTATGCGACTGCCGGATTACCCAAAATGGATGATTTGAATAGTTCAGTTTCGGGATTTCGGTGAATCCGAAAACAGATGACCTCGTGAAATGCGACCCCGTCTTTTAATAATGAGATCCCCCATAATGAATTGAATAATTAGAGAGAAATTTGACCCTATAAAAAAAGGACACCGTTTAAACAGTGTCCTTAGATTTATATAAATCTAAGCAAATTAATCTTGGCATAATCTTCTCATGTTAACATTGTCTATTTTATCGTAAAAACTAAATACACTATTAATAAGCTGTTGGAGTTCTTCTGCTGTATAATTAAAATCAGTACGTGGATTATCAAAACATTGAATCACTTTTGCAACTGCTAATTCATATCGCCCCATATCTTTTTCTAGTTCTTCTACGTCAACTCTTTCTAGGGGGAATACTTTACTTAGCATTCGCAAGTTAGATTCAACTCTGTTTTGAGCATTTTGCACATCCCTATTATTGTTAACCCTTGAAAAAATGTCATCATCTTGGAAAAAATAATGGTTTGAATACTTTTTTATATCCCTAGAATATTGATACCTGGATATAATTTCCTTAACTTCTTTATCCATTTTTTTCACCTCCCCATTATTTACTAAGTACGACAAAAAGGGAGTTATTTCCTGCAAACATAAAGTCACTCAATTAGTTTCGTTAAAAAATCCATTCCAATCAACTTTTCGCTCTTTGTGATGTCTCTTCCACCAAATCTTATGAACGATATAACAACCGATTATCAATGTTTTCATAACAACCCCCTATAAGATTAAATCTAAAAACCTGATAATTGCCTTATATGTGAAAGAGGGAAGTTCATTAAAATCCCATCCACGATCATAATTAGCTAACTCTTTACCTTTCTTCCATACAGAAAATTTACTCACCGTGGGTAATTCTTTCATGCCTCTGCCTAAATCATTATCATAAATTTTCACAAAAATTTTGTACCCGAAAAACCAAAACGTTTTCCACATTGAAATCACCTCATTACGGTTTTACAATCTCCTTAGCAATCTCAATAAAGGTACGAACAGTATCTTGTGTTATATAATCGGTAGCATCCATTTTACTCGCCTTATTTCCCACATAAATAATAACTCTTTTAATCATTTCACCCATTGTTATAAACTCTTTCCGACTTGCTCAAGAATATCTACAAATAGAGGGGATAATTGAATTAATATATAACCTAACCCGGCATTCATTATTGTACTCCATGCTTTTTCTGGTCTATTGAACATGAAGAAGAAGCAACCACCAATAATGACAACGGAGGCAATAGGTAAGGATATAGCAATTAGTATCTGAGTCACCGGATCAAGAGCGTGTGCCAAGATATAAAGGGAAGAACCTGCCACTTTTGTTGCCCCTGCCTCTGCCACTCTTCCTGCTGCATCCCCTATTCCATTCGCAAATACAGAAGTAGGAGTCATTACTAATGGAACCATACAACCAGCTTTAACAAGAACATTTCTAAGTTTCTTTACGTCTTTCTTGCTTATTTTCGGCATTTTATAAGAGTTATCCATAAATTCACCAAACTTGATTGTTTGAACCTTTGCCATTTTAACCACTCCCCTTATTTAATGTCGTTGACTAAATAAACTTCAACGGGCATACCTTCGCACATGTCCTTAAAACGCTTCATTCTGCTTTTATTAACCGTGACAATGTGAAGTGTTGGGAAATAGCCAAATTGTTTTTGAAAAGCTCCATTTTCAAATAATTGTTTATATCGATCCATCTTGACTCGGTTTTCACTCATAGTTTGCGTATTGTCAATTTCAACAAAATTATGTTGTTTATTCCTTGTAAACATTGCATCAGTTTTAATAGTAACTTTCCCATCCGTTGTCTTCACCTCATTCTTCCAAGTAATTGGGCATCCCACAAAGAAGAAGAAATCATTTCTCATGAGAATGTGTTTTGCTTGCAGTGTCCGTTTTACTTGTTTCTCTGAACCGATCATTTCTCTGCCAAGTTTATTTAAATAATGAACAGTATCATATCCTTCTTTGAAAGTGTGTAAGTATTGCTCCATTTGCTGTAAAACCTTTTGAGCATTCCTATCCCCTCCTAAACGGTGAAGCTGCTGAATATGTCTCCTAGTCAAGAAACTGAATCTGTCCAAACTCATTAGAATCTGTTCCTGTCTCTCTGTTCTGCTCAACTTTGACTTCATCAATCTTTTCCTCCCTCGCCTTAATGACAATATGAGGTTGAATTGCTTTTTTGATTTCTTTTGTTTCAATTATAGGAGTTTGTAAAATCTGTCTCTTAGATGCTGTCTGATATATCGCTCTACCTCTAATTTCCGGTAATTCTTCTGCTCCAATTTCATCTAATACAACCCTTGAAGCTGTTCCATTTTGAACTCTGAAACATAACTTTGCATCTGAATTTTGCTTGCATTGTCTAGGGATTACGTCACCAGTCGGATATTGAGTAGCTAGAATTTGTCTAAAGCCAAGACCTGCACCTAATCTGGCGATCTGACTCATATATGTCTGACAAGCTTCTTTTAACGCCTTCTCCTCTTTCGTAACCGCTTCGGCAACATTTAACTCGCCCACCTCATCGATAATGATGAAATGACGGCTACAATCGTTTGCCTCCTGTACGTTTTTGAATCCCCTACCTCTAAATTGTCGCTGTTTTTTCTTCATCTCTTCTATAACGGCTTTAAGGGCTTCTTCTGCCTCTTCTGGCTCATAAGCAATATTCACTACTTGTTTTATGTTTTCATAATCAGAAAACTCAACGCCACCCTTCAAGTCAATCAAGCTGAATTTTACGTTGTCTGGTTGCGTAATTAAAAGTGTTGTAATAAGCATGTTGAGAAAATTAGATTTTCCATATCTCGTTGCCCCACCTAAAACTAAGTGTGGGATTGTTTCAAAGTCATGGAGGATTAATTCATTGTTCTCTCTGATTTGGCCCACGGGGATTTTCCAACCGTCTCCAACAAAGGATAAATCGGTATAATTGATACGCTCTGGCATTGGTTTGTCATATACTTTGATTTTTAGAAGTCCATCATAAGACAATTCGATTTCTTTTTTAGAGGATTTTTTCTTAGTGAGGAGTTTTTTTATTTGTGGGATTAGCTTCTTCTTAAAGTCAATTGCTTTTATGTCCTCGAATGTGAATTGAAATGTGGTTTTCCTATTGTTTAAACCATCCTGAATGTGATTAAACTTTGCTTGATAATCCTGAAAACTTCTGCCCAATGGAATCCGATACCTATATTCAGTTCCCCATGAATGATTGACTTTTTTCAACAATTCAGTAGTATATGTTTTTTGACCGTCTTTAATATTTAGACCAGTGAGTGTAAAAATTTTATTGAGTTTATCAGAATCATTCCCTAGCCCCGTTTGTTTGAATTTGGCATAAAGAGCAATCGAACCTAAAACAGATGAGGAAACAATTTCAAAAATCAAAATTATCAACTCCTTTCCATTCTTTTCTTTCCGTTTGATTTTTTTAAAGAAAAATTTTAGATTCGATATTAAACCGAAACTTAAAAGGGAATACGCCACCTCATTTGTATAACTATTAGTTATAGTTGGGGTAAAAACGAACAATCAGGATAAGTTTTAATCCCTTGAAATGTCTAGTTTTCTAAGTTCGTTTGATAAGACCAAAAATGTCACCTCAAACGCAAGTGATTCTGTACTGTATTGCGAATTGCTTATTTGTTAAATGATATGTGCCTAATTTTTAAACTTGCCTGTCCTGCGACAAAAATTTTCTAATGTGCGACATTTAACACAAAAAAAAGAAGCTCTCACTCGGCTTCATCTAGGTAAACAATATCTTCAACTTGCTTATTTAATTTTTGAGCAATTTTCAAAATCCATTCTAAGCTAGGTTGAGTTGCTTGGTTCTCCCATCGATTATAAAGTTGCCGATTTACATTTAGGTGTGCTGCAAATTCGATTTGATTCATTTTGTGCTCATATCTTAAATCCTTGAGATTATTTTTAACCGTCACCCCACTCACCTCATCATGCTATTTCGCTTTATGAAGTGAAAAATCCTTTAATAAGTAATGTTCTCAGTTTTTCATTGAGATGCTAACCAGTCCATAAATGCATAAAGAACAAACATAATTGCTCCATAAAGGAATAGTTTAGAAGATAACTCCCTCAATTTAGGAACTTTTTCTTCCCTTCTAAAACCACCCGCCCTTACCATACGAAATACTAACAATATCGCATGTCCAGCTAATCCTATGCAAATGAGGAACAACGATATAAATAAGATGCTACCTAACAT